TGTATAGTCCGCACTGGTTCCCTTTTCTAGCTAAAAACTCAGCCTTTAAGCAACCACAGCTATTTGATTTGCCACTTGAAAGATTATCAGACACAACAATTTTTTCATTTCCACAATCACACAAGCAAAGCCATAAATGCTTATTTCTATGGTCTTTACCTGCATGAGAGATTACCTTTAGCCTCCCGTATCTATCATTGGTTCTGTCTTTAAATCTAGGCATTTAATACGCTCCTTAATCCTATTAACGCCAATATCGAAATATCCTTTATCTGACTCTATCCCAATAAACTTACGATTAAGATTAACACATGCAGCCCCAGTTGTAAATGAGCCAGCAGTAAAATCTAAAACAGTTTCATTTTCGATTGTATAAGTTTTAATTAGGTACTCCATTAGCTTAACTGGTTTTTGTGTTGGGTGTAAGGATTTTCCCTTATCCCCGAAACACCCTCTAAACAGTAATGTTTCGTTTGGGTAGCTCATATTAACAGGGATTTGCCTAACTGATTCTGCAGTCATAATTCCATAATTATCAGCTTGTTTTCTTTTTGTTGTTGGTGGTCTTATATTTTTAGGATCTTTCTTCACTAACTGTGGATTATATAAGCATTGTTTTTTATAAAATACGCTTATTATCTCATTTCTTCTCATTGGCATTCTTTTGGCGTTTAGATGATTTGTTGCTTTATCTTTCTGCCAAACCCAATCATATTTAAATTGCTTTATATTTGACATTCTTAAAGCCGAACTAAATGGCTCACTACCAAACAAAACAATAGCACCGTTAGGTTTAATTATCCGTTTTAACTGATCCCACATAGGCTCTAGTGGTATAATAGAATCCCACTTACAAGCAGTAGTGCCATAAGGAGGATCAGTTAATATCATATCAATACTACCGTCTGGTATCTCTTTCATTCTTTCTAAACAATCGCCTAGCAGTAATTTTATCACAATCCTCTCCTTTGTTTTATCAACTCGTTTAAATCTACAGGTCTGTAATCGGTATGTTCAACACAAACATTAATATATCTATCATCTTTAAATTGGAACAGTCCTGTACCATTCATAACTAATTCATCATGCAAGTGACCATGTACGTTATGGCTACGCCCACGTAGCTCTTGGGTATGAATAGGAGCATGGCTTAACCAAACTCCTTTTAAGCTATATAAAGCTTTTATGTCATCATAAACCTGAACTAAATCACGCATTTTTATACCATGTTCTAAATCATGGTTTCCACATACTAATAACTTCTTTTTACAATTAATAGTTTTTATTTTTTGTAACCATTCTTTATTAAATGCTATATCACCTAATAAGATTAATGAATCTCTTTTGTTGACATTAGATGCCAAAGAATCAAACATAATGTTATGATGTTCTTCAGCAGAAATAAACCCTTCTCTATATTTGCATATATTGTTATGACCTAGATGCAAATCAGATGTTATTAATAATTTACTCATTGCTTAGCTCACTATATTCAATAATATGTTCGTCTTTTATCCATAACAATTTTAAATTATTAATACCGTTAATTAATGGAATTACAAAGAACACCCTATCAAGCACAACAGCTATTAGCACAAATAAAATATACAAATATGATAACGGGTTCCACTTATTTATATATAAGTCATAATCCTTGTCTTTTTTGTTATAATAACCAAAAATAATCTTTAAATGGTGTAAAATCTTACCCAATGATGATAATGTATCTTTATATCCTTGTTGTGATATAGACATAGTAATTCCTCTTAATAATTATTTTTAATCATCTCTAAAAAATTAGATAACCGTGTGGGATTTTTAGTGACTATACATGCAGTTACTTCATCACTAAATACATCAAATTGAACTCTTATAGCAACAGACATAAAATCTCTAAATGATAGGTTTAAATGTGAAATATTTAACTGCGAAATATCATCATATAATTCTTTGATCGATTCACCGTTTTGTGCTAATGATGTTTGTGGTGTTATTTTTATCATAAGTTACCTTATAGGGCATTACGCCCTATTCGTTGGAATTGACTAAGAATTTAGATCAATATTAGCAAAGGGATTTAGATCAATATTAGCAAAGGGATTTACATCAGTTGATTGTTCTTGATTAGCAAAAGGATTAGCTTGTGGTTCTTGTGGTTCAACAGGGGAATTATCTACCGATTGGCTAATATTTGCAAAGGGATCATCTTCAGCATCTGATTGAATGATCACTTTATCGGTAGGTTCATTATCAGGCAAATGTTTATCTTTACCCTCAAAAGGATTAGCACCACTTTCTGCTGCTTGTGCTGGATTGAATTCTTCACCTAAAATCTTAGCAACATATCGACCACCTAAAACTTTGATCATTTCAGCTTTAAGTTCATCATATGTTTTATAATTCTTTTCTGATTCAAATTCTGATAAGTCGTACATAGAGTTATATAACTTCTCTTGAATTTCTTGTCTACCACCAGCTAAAGGGGATTTTTGTTCAAATGACGAACTATCATAACTTAAACCAAAATCACCATTCTCAGAACGTATACGTAAATCTGCACCATTATCCCAATCAAAAAATACTAAAGCTTCTTGATCTTCAAATTTAGGGAACCATACAGCCTCGAGTTTCTTGAGTATAGCTGGTCCAAATTGATAAAGCATAACCTTGCCATTATTCTCTGGATTTACCTTATCATCTAATACCACAATATTACAGATGTATTTTTTCTGAACTTTACGTTTACGCGCCATAGCTGCTTCTGCACCATTTTTACGTTCAGAGTCAGGGATTTTAGCCCAGTGTGCTTTATTCAATTCTGATACCGGATCAGGCTTACCGATACTGCTCAGGTTACGATTCCAATAATTATTTGACCCATTTTTGAAACTGAACTCAGTCCAAGCTACCCACGGCACTGTTGGCTGACCTTCAGGATCATATCGTGGTAAGAAACGAATCAATGATGTACCGATACCAGTATCTTTGTTGTATTTATGTTTCCACATACGAGGATCACGATTTGAACTTCCATCGTCTTGCACTTTAGCTTTAAGAGCTGCTGTGTTTACTTTGTTATTTTTAATTGCTGCAAATGACATATTATTCCTTATTATCTAAATATTTAGATAAAATTTGTTTTAGTTTAGGGAAATTAGCTCTCATAAAATCTTGATACTTTATTATATTGAGTCTAAGTTTAGGGTAGATAAATGTATCTGTTATTTCTTTGTCAAATTTTTCAATAATTCCTCCTGATGTTATTTTATTTATTGCACATATAGTGTTTAAACTTATATGCCCTCCGTTTAGTAATTGTAACACGATAGGTAAAGCATCAGACTTAGTGCCAAACAATGCTTTAATTCCATGCCCTAATTTATTCATTTTCTTTAGATCTTGCTCAAAATCATAGCACAAATTATTCATCTTGGCTTTATGATCTGAGTAACAACATCGAGTCATTGTACTAGGATGATTGTTTCCCTGCATCATATTAGCCATATAATAAACGATAAGATCACCTTCAAAATAATTCTCAGCTAAAGCATAAAAGAATTTCTTGTCATACCTTTCGTCAAGCTGTTCTTTCGTTCCTCTTATCCTGATCCCCTTTTCAAATAAGTTATAATTTTTTGAGTTAAAATGACTCTTTACTGCAATATAACATTTGAATGCTTGTAAACCACTAACACCTGTACTCATATCTCCTCTTTGAATTTTACAAATCCGTGATTATCGGATAAGCTATTATTTGTTGGATCTAATATAATATAATATTTCAAATTATTGTGAATGATAGTAAAATATTCTCCTTGTTGGAGTAAAATATTCTCCATCTCGACAATAGCTGTATCAAAATCATTAAAGTCTCTTTGGACTAATCTACCATTTAATCTAACTTCCATAACAATCTCCTTTATTCGATTTATATATCATACTATCAATTTAATTAAACGTCAATTAATATTATGTTATTTACTTAAATAAAGCATTTAGTGTTGGTTTAGGTTCTATATCCCAACCTATAACATCTGTAATTCCTGATATAGGCGTAATAAAAGTTTTATAATACATCAGGTCATAATCTACTTTATGATCTAAGTTGAACTCTTTAGGGAATATATCAACGAACCCTATTATGTTTTGATTTAATTTATTTGGCTCTTCTAGATAAGCAAACCTCATTTTATCACCATTTCTGATTGTTTCATACTCAGTAAGGTTTAATTTTTTTAACCCGCTGTTATAGTTAATTGCAGCTCTTGAGTTAATAGGAACAGTAACATCACTTCTGTATGAGCCATCTGGTCGGCAATAACTTTCCTCTAACTTATTAACACCTCTTGGTATAGAAATTTGACTTATATTAAATGTTTTATATTCTTTACTGAAGTCTTTAACATATTGCTGTAATTCTTTTTCATTAGAAGTTAGAATTAATTTGACTGTTTCAGTCATTGCATTTCTACATACTTCAGGTGTTGAGGATTTAACTAAATCTAATCCCATGATTTTTAAATACGGGTATTGTTCAGTATACCTAACTCCCTCCATATCTAATACATTAGCTGCATAGCGTTTCTTAGCAACAAAGAATGCACTACTTGCAATCATTTCTCTAGCCATTACCATTTTTTGTTGAAATGCTTGAGTATAATCGGCAAGCTCTTGATACCAATCATTGATCATAGGTTCTATTGTGTTCTTACACCAAGCATCAATATAATCTACTATTTGCATTGTATTCATATCAGCACAATTAAATTCGACAAACTTCTCCATTGAAACCATTGTCGAATCCGTATCTGCCGCATAAACATATCTTTCGTCCTCCGTGTTTAATAATAAATTAAAATATTGCGTTAATTTATTATTGATCCATTTTATAGATAACTGACCTCCAGTGGTGATTGATTCAGCTAATCTAATATCAAATAAAGAAAAATGCACATTAGCTAATGCTCCATAAGCTGAATTCAGTGCTAATTTACGACATAATTGATTTCCGTCTTTTATCCTGTATTGTTGCATTTCATAATTGTATTCTTGTTGTAATTTTTCACTAAAACACTTATCTAATTTTTCTTTAATTAATATAGCATTTTGATGGTGTACTAACATTTCTTTTTTTATTTTTTTGCGATCATTATATAGTTGTTCCATGAGTCTAGGAAGCAAACCTTGTGCGTCGGTTTTATATGTACAACCATTTGGTGTTATAGTTAATCCATTTGGTGTATCAAGAGTTGATGACTGAACCATACTATCAACATTTACATCTAATACAACATCTGTAATTTTCTCTGGACTGATGTTATACTGCATGATCAAATGTGGATAGAGTGAGTTTAAATCTAATGAAATCAACCACTTATGTTTACCAATTTTAGGTTCTAATACAAACCCACCGATATAATTTTGGTGTTCGTGTTCTTTCTTTGGCGGCATAATAACACAATCATCTATCGTATTTTTATACATGATATTTTCCCATAATCCTACAGGGCTATTAACCTCACTGAAATTAACCCCTGCTAAATATCCTAAGCTAAATGTCACATCAAAGAATCCTAACTTATCATCTAATCCTTTAACAATATAAACATCAATAATATTATATATTTGGTACAGTTGTGGATCTTTCTTATTTAGTGTTTTTAGGTTAGAAGCGACTGAACTAAAATCTACCTTTTCTGATACGCCCTCTGCCGCACCAATAAACCCTAGCTTATAACTCTCTCTCGGTTTAAATCTATTTTTCTTGTATAAATTGATATAATCTAAATCATTAACACCTAAAATATAAACTTGATGGTATTCTTTCTGGTACTGATTAGTTTTAGTTCTAAGATCTGTTACACCCCAAGGCGATAGTTTCTTAGGGTTTAATCCAAGTCGTTCTAATCGGTTGTATAAATAAGGTAAATCAAATCCACAGGAATTCCATCCAGAAACATTAACAGGGAAGTTACTCTGCCAGAATCCTAGCAATCCTTTCAATAACTGAACTTCGTTGGCGAACTTTATATGCTTAACTTTATCTCGTAGGTTATATTTATCTAATTCTACGGACTCTGCATTAATATCAAAATCATACAGACTGAATAGATAATAGCAATCAGTGATGTTGTCATAAATAGTTAAACAGTCAATCTGCCATTCAGCTAACATAGGATCTGGAAATCCTTTCTCGCTAGGGCATTCTATATCTATGATAAATGTTCTGATCAGCTTAGGATCATATTTTTCAGATTTGAAATGCTCATGCAAGAAAGTTAAATTGAAATTCCTGTTACCGTAGTAATCGGTCGTTGAGTCTTTAGCATCAAATATTGCTTTATTAGCATCTTTTAATGAATTAAATTGAATTCGTTTTAAATTGTTATTTTTTATATCTTTATATTTTTGTTCTTTCTTAGTTTTAACAAACAAAGATGG